GTTCCAGAGAGCTGCGTTGTCGATAACCTTACCAAATGCCTGAGCGATAAGAGGACGAACCTCTGACCAGATCGGCACGAAAGAGTCATCGATGAACTCGTCAGGAACAACTACAAGAACTGCAAGAGGTTCGGCAGTCAGGTAAACTGACTCCCACTCTACAGAAGTGGTCTGCTTTAGACCAGTGTCGCCATTAACCCAGTATGCGTTAGGAAGAACGTCCAGAACCGGCTGACGGTAAGACTTTGAACTCATACGAACAGTACGAGCAAGGTTCATAACCACAGAAGATGCGGTAGCTTCCTGAATAACTTCCTGCGAAACCTGCTCAGGAAGTTCGATAGCTGGGTTGGTGGCGCGATCAATAACGTTATTATACGCCATTTCGGGTCACCTTTCGGATTAAATTAGTGAACTGACTTTCGAATGAAGTCATCCATGCTGAATGATGAGGTCTTTCCAGTTACGGAAGTTCCTCGGTTACCTGCAAGCAGGTCAACAGGTCGCTTTGGTGCCTCAGAATCCTTTGGCTTTCCAATGCGCTCTGCTAGTCGCTTCATGTTTGCTTCGTCTCCTACAAGGAGATCCACATCTTCTTCTGCGACATTAAACTCTCTTGCGATCTTGCTACGGGTAACTTCAAGTTCCTTGTCAGCTAGTCGCTTGTCACGTTCAGCTACAGCAGCCTGTAGCTTCTCAAGTTCAGTCTTCTGAGAATCTTCATATTCCTGCCACTTCTTAGCCTTATCTTCAAGTTCGCGATTCTTGATTCTACGATCTGCTGCTTCCGCTCTTACCTTTGCTAGCTCCTTAAGAGCATCCTCGTGGGAAAGAGTTGAAGTAGTAGTAGGTTCGTTTGCAGGCTCATTCTGTGGTTCGGTAACTACAGGTTCAGCGTTAGGCTGAGACATTTAATCCTCCTGGGATTTTATAAGATATCAAAGTGCTGGCCTCTTACGGCAAGCGTAGGACCATATTCGCCATGGGTATGGACGATTGGAATCTTGCGATAGTCGATGCTTCTTGCATCTCTCGCAGAAAGTCCGAACTGTCTTTCAACAGCCTTGTGAATTTGTTCTAGGAAATCAGCATCAGCAATCTGACCTGGGTCATGATCTCCGATGATTGGAGCTACTCGACAATCACAACCTGGATGGATAGGCATGAGATCAAGCTTGTGGTATCGCTGAGTACTTGCAACTAGACATAGTGCGCAAGTAAAACTTCCCGTCGGAACTCTGCGAAATCCTACAACATCATTTCGTTGCGATAATAGTGTCCTAGAAGTGTTAGTGTGTGCTAACTGAATGTCAGTCTCGATTAACTGTCTAAGTCTATTAGCACCGATTTCAACAGCAGTATCGAATGGATAGCCCTTAGCAAGCGCATCCCACACATCTTTGAAGGGTCTGTAATAAACATCTTCGGGCTTGGCACCATTTCTGATAGCATCTCCAGTAACTAGAGCAAGCTCAGGGATCTCTAGAGATCCATTAACTCCCATAAGTTCCATCTGGAGATTTAGGTAAGTGGTAGTGGCAACGGCACTAGTCTCTTCAGCAGCCTGAACAAGAGGTAATGCCACTCCCAGCCAGTCACTTACGTTAGCGTCTCTGTATGCTGGCATACCGAACCATACAGCAAATAGCTGCTGTACTACACTCGCACGTAGTGCTGCAAAGATACGAGTGAAATCAGATGCAACATTGAAGCTAGCATCGTTAGCGGTTAGCACGGGAGTGGTCATTTTATCCTACCGTATTCTGAGTAGCAGGTCCCCTAGGTCGATCTCCCTGTGTTGGGACTCTGCCGTTACTAGTTGATTGCGGATTTTGTGGTCGCATAGAAGTCTGTGCAGCCATTAGCATCGCCTGTCTCATTTCCTCTGCTCTCTTGAGCTTCATTGCTCTTTCAATCTGCTGAGGAGATAGGCCAAGACGCTCAAATGCCATTTCCGGAGGAAGACCCATCTGGGTTTCTTTCAGAATTGCATCTGCAAGCTCGGCTCTAGAACGAGACTCTGGATCAGCCCAGATAGTCTCAGCTAGAACTTCGTTCTGCTTGGTAGTGTCTCCGAGCCATCCAAAGGCGAGTTTGATAACCTTTTCCCAAGACCACCCAGCAGTCTTCATGCGCGCTTTAGTCTTAGAGACTAGACCGGTTTCCGCAGCCTTCAGGGCATCACCACTAGCATTAACGATCTCGCCTAGAAGGTAGTGAGGTGGAGTCTTGGTAATTGCAGCAAGGTCACCAACGTCATCACGAACAGCCTTAAGGATCTGTGTGATGTCAGCTTCTTTGAATTCTCCGAACTGAGCTTCCTCATCCTCTACAGCCCACAGAATGTCAGCTCCAGGATCAAAGGGAGGCTTCACATGTCCCTGATCGTCTACAGGAAGAGTGATACCCTTTGCCCATCGCTGCTTGTAAGCCTGAGCACGAGAAATAATCATTCGGTTTAGAATTTCTGCATTGATTCGATCCTGAATATAGAATCCCTCTTCTGCTTCTGAAGCAGACGTTCCGTGTAATCCTGGTCGCCAGTTCATAGGAACGATAGGAACTTCTCCAAGAGGATTGTTCTCTGCTCCCATGTACTCCCAAGATCCAGGAGTTAGAACTCTGAACTTCAGAATATCGAAGTCAATGTTCTTAAAGGTTGAATTTGCTGATCCACGGAAGTAGTGGATAGAGTCTGGGAGATAAACTACCGCAATAGCGTATCCCAGAACATCATCGTTCCACATCTTCAGTCCTGCTCTGATGAGGTTCATGTCAGCAGGATCGTGTTCAACAATAGTACAACGAGGATCTTCAACAGTAATCAGAGGATACTTCTGACCAGGCTTTGGAGGAGAAACCATGATATAGCTTCTCGAAAAGGTAGCCGCAGTCATATGAGCGATCTCTGAGTTGAGATCCATGTTGTTATACTGCCAGATGGCATTTGCATCTTCATCAGCAGGAGTGTCAGCATCATTTCCGAAACGGAAACCCTGAACCTGCATACGCTCAACAGGAGAAGAGGTTACAAGGCTAATGTAGTTAGTCTTTGCCTTCTGCTGTAGCTCTCTTAGAGCCTTTACGTATCGTGGATCACCACTAGGAAGAGCGAACTCTCCAATAACGTAGCTTTCCAGATAATCATATCTGGGCTGACGATCTAGAAGTCCTTGCCCTAGTCTGTCAAGCCAGAAACGAGCATCTTCCTCAGAGGAAGACACATTCACCATGAAGTTTGGCTGGGTCACTTCTTCCTCCTAGAAAGAATAGACAGTGTTCTTCTTTTTCTTAGCGAGGAATCCATCCTCAATTGCCTCGCCACGTGCCTCAAAGGCGAGAACACTGGCTACAGCAGCGTCAATCTTTCGACTTCCGCCACGAATGTCTTTACGTAGAAGATCTCCCCAAGGAGTCTCCTCAATGTGAGCGTTTAGAACGTGTCTGGTAAGAACAGGATCGTTAGTATGTCTCATCTGACCTAGCATAACGGCAGTATGGAACCTTTCGTTACTTTCTGCCATAGCCTTCTTACGGTTAGTCCACCATTCCCAGACAACTCCTTCAAAGTCCATTGCCCATCTTCCAACAATGTCCTGCCAGTATGCAGGGTCACAGTTCATTCTGATGACGTTGAAGTTCTCTAGAGTGTCACGAACGAATAGATCTACAGAGACGAAGTCTACTTCCCATTCCTTTGCTCCATCAGGCTTCTCCCATACATGGATAGGAAAGATTGCCCCATCGTCGATTCGACAGGCAACAAGTGCTGTACTGTCATCTCTAAGGCCACCATCGAAACCAAGAGTAATTGGGTCTCGTACATCGAGAGGTCTGACATGGGGATCGAAGCAAGCTTGCCACTTGACAGGATCGATCCATTGCAGAGATCCCTGAGTAATCTGGTTGAAGTAGAATCTACGTCCATCGGCTTCCTTAGTCGCTGGGTCATCCATTTCCTGTTCAATACGATCAAGATCTACCCATCCACCATTCTCTTTTGCGGCATCTCCATAAACCTGAACAAGACCAGTACGTCTGTCTGGTCCTCTTTCGTAAGGAGTGTTTGCGGGAGCTTGACGGAAGTCATACATAAGGCCAGGATTGTCTACCTCGCCCCGCATGATGCTTTCCCAGTAAGCCTGAGAATCTTCTGCTACTGATTGTTCACCGGGAAGGTATGCATTAGTCGTTTCAACAGAACGTCCATTGATCTTTCCAAGGTTTCTTCGAATTGTAGCCGCAAGCTTGTCGCCTCCATTAGAGGGCACCCATAAATGAGTTTCGTCAAGGACGGCAAAAGTAGGTCTCTGACCTTCACGAGACTTGGCCTGAGCAGTAACAGGCTCAAGTTTACCGCCAGGAACAAGAATACGACTCTTACCGATATCCAGAGCATAGTAATCAACTGCGTAGCCTTCTCCGAGCATTTCAATAACAAGGGACATAGTGTTGTCAGTCTGAGCTTCTGAAACTGCTGCAAGCTGAATAAGTGGTGAGTAACTTGGTCTTCCTACAGGATTACCATTAGCGTCAAAACCATCAAAAGCAACAGGACCAAGTAGCTCAGAGCAACTGATAGCAGCAAGAAGAGGTGATTTTCCCCATCCCTTAGGTCTGGCAAGAAGTGCACGACGGTAGATGAATCTACCCTTTTCGTCCACAGCATAAAACCAGAGAAGGAACTTTGCCTGCTCCTTAGTGTAAGACCAAGTGTCTCCTTTATTGGCTCCATCTGGCTGTGCAAGGTAAGCACTTCCCCAATCAAGGATATCCCATCCTAAAGTCATCTTAGGTAAACCGTTAGGAATCATCAGATCCCTCCAGCATTACCTGGTAATTGGTCTTACTTAGTGGAGCATTTGCCTTGTCTTCCTTGATAGAAGCATCAGCGAACTTCATGCGAAGCTTGAGCCTGTCTTCCATGGTTGCACCGAACTTGGCAACTCTCTGTCTTAGCTCTGCGAGTCCTGCGGACATCTGAGCTACAGAGGTCTTAGGGTTGTTCCAAATAGTGTGATGGATGAGTGCAGCGTTTTCTAGCTCTTCCCAATCCGTCTGTTCGAATAAGATAGCCTGAGGGCTAGCTCTCCAAGCATCCCACCATTCTCTAGTCTTTGGATGCCAGTCAATAGTCCAGGAAAGATCTGGTCCTACAAGGCTTCCATCAGTTCTTCTCTCTACAGAGATGTTATCATGCTTATTACGTCTTGCTGGATTTTCTTTTGGCAGTACAGTGAAAGCCATCTCTCCTCCTGGGATCTGACAGGACAACTTCTAGTTGTCTCATCTTGATGATATTGTCCTAGGAGGTTAACGATGCAGAAAGTAATTGGCTGATAACTTCATAGAAGGAGGCCGTACTCAAACTTAGCCGCA